TTGCCATGGTCTTGGTGGTTTCCCCCGCCACTACGGCGCCAGTTTGTGCAGCTTGACCTGCAACCTCAGCAGCGGTTTCAGTTTTGATGAATCCAAGCTTTACTGCCAATCGAGTGGCTAAGCTTGCAGCGTACTTTTTCATTGGCGCTGTGATCATGCTTTGAATAAATGCCCCTGCCAATTCTGTAAAAATGGCATTCATGGCATTTTTCCAAGTCAGCGTTCCATTCATCATGGACTGAATGCCCTTGTCCCATAAACCAGACATTCGTGATGTTAGATCACCAAACTTATCCTCAAAGTCTTTCATTTCTGCATCTGAAAGAACTCCAACTTGTTTGGTATCGGAAACCTTTTGATCAGTATCTAAATCAGAAATATTGTTCATAATCTGATTCTGATTACCCTGTTTTCCTGAGATACCAGACATTTGATTTTCTAAGTCAAGGCGCTCTTGCAAGCCATTACGCTTGATGGCTCTTAGCTGATCTTCTAGCTCTTTTTCAAGCCTCGCTTTTTGAACATTTGAAATTTTCTTAGCATCGAATTCAGCTTGAATGTTAGCCTTTTCAATCTCATAGATTCGCTGAGCTTGTTGCTGCTTATTTTGAATTTCAGCTTCGCGAATAGCTTTAATTTTTTCAAACTGTTCAGCATTCAATGCAGCAATCTTGTCACTAGCATCCTTCTCTGCACGAACCTTAAAAGCTGCCTTTTCAGCATCGGTGATTTTGGCTTTTTCAATTTCTTTAAGCGCTTTTTCAAGATCCAGCTTAATTTTCTGTTCTTGAGTAGCATACTTATACCGAATATCAGCAAGTGCTTTAGCAGCTTGCTCAGCAGCTCTTTCCTTTGCTTTTGCATCAGCATCTGATTTAGCTTTTGCCGAACTTCCTTTAGAATCTTTGACCCCTGTGCCAATACCCTTATTTGGGTTAAATGTTGGTGATGGTGTAGGTAGTGGTGTAGTTCCGACTCCAGTAGGATTCTTTAAGAATAGATTCTGGAGTCTTTGCCCACCCGTTGTTGCAGAATTAACAATAGCTGAACCTGCTGTACCCCAAGCATTAGCTGTGTTGCTTACACCAGTATTCCAACTTGATTTTAAATTGTTTAGACGTGACTGCATCTGACCTGTATAGCGATCAGTAATTGAACCTAATTGTGATAGGCCACTTTCCCAAGATGCTTTGGCAGCTGAGAAGTTAAAGTTCAAAACATTGCTAACAACATTGCCAAAGGTCTGGAACTTGATAGACAAGACATCAAGGCCGTATTGAATCGTATCTCGGAATCCTCCAAATACATTCATTACAGTATTCACTGAAATGTTGATTGCTTGGCACACTGCAGCAACGACCGCACGAATAGCAGCAAAAGCAATTTCAATACTAACTTTCAGACCAACTGCTACGGCTGCGAATCCATTCATCGCACCAGCGACTAGATCCACAAACCCAACTTGTTGAATCGATCCATCACCAATATCAGCTGTTAAATCACTCCAAATCCCACTAATCGTACTAAATAGGCTTTGAACAATATCGAGAAGGCTTTCAAATGTTGTGATTATCGCAGTGACTGCACTATCGATACCCTCTCTGGATCTTGATGCAAAACTAAGGAAATCATTTGCCAGGTTTGTCAGTGCTGGTGCTGCTTGAGCCGCCAGTCTTGTGAATACGCCGTCTATAGTTTGCTGAATCGTACTTAGAGCGCTATTGAATTCCTTTGTCTTCGCAATTGCATCCTGATCCATAATCAAGCCAAGCTCATGCGCTTGATTTGAATATTGCTTTAACTTTTCTGCATTATTCTCAAGCAATGGAGCCAATAGCGTTGCATCATTAGCGATTGACTCCATATAGAATGTCATCTCGGCTTGGGATACGTTTGCTTTCTCTAACGTTTGATAATACTTTTCGAGGATTTGTGGACCAGTAAGACCTTGGAACTCTTTGGCAGTCACCCCCACTTTTGGTGCAATTTTTTCGAAGAAATCAGCCATTTCTCCGCCACCAGTTTGCATGAAGTCACCAAACTTATCGTTCACATCTTTCATGATGTCAGATAGTTTGTCTTGCTCAACCATGACTGATTTAGAGGCAAATGCCCACTGTTGGAATTCTTTTGTGGTTGTATTAGCCAAGCGTGCTTGAATTTCCAATTCTTT